TCTATCATGAGATTCTGAGAAAAACCGTTATCGGTTTTGGAACTCTTTTCAATTCTATTGAAATTCGTCACTCTGATGATAATGACAATGTTCAAAGTAGGATGAAAGTCCCTTTGGCATATGGTCCGATGCAGAAATTTTTGGCAAAAATTGAGCAACAACCAAACTTGCAAGGTAGATCTGCAATTACATTGCCTCGCATGTCATTTGAAATGACAGGCATCAATTACGATGCATCGAGAAAAGCTTCTATCACCCAAACATTAAAACTTGCAATACTGGAACTTTGTCAGATCTTAAAAAGGTCTATATGCCTGTTCCATATAACATTTCATTTCAACTAAGTATTGCCACAAAGTTGAATGATGACATGTTGCAAATCTTAGAACAAATTCTTCCATACTTTCAGCCAGGATTAAATATTACTATTAACCTCGTCTCTTCTATCGGAGAGAAGAGAGATGTTCCAATCATTCTTGAGAACATCAACATGACAGATGATTATGAAGGGAGTTTTGATAATCGTCGTGCGATGATTTCCACATTGACATTTACTGCAAAAACTTATCTGTTTGGTAAGATTGCAGATACTTCTGATGGACTTATCAAGAGAGTTCAGATTGATTACTTTGATGGTACAAACAGAGTTACTGCAAAGAGAGTTCAAAGATACGCAGCAACTCCAAGAGCTATCAAAGACTATGATAATGATGCAACTAATGCAATTAATAAAGAACTCACCGCAGAACAAACCTTACTCTCTGTTAACAGTGCAGCAGGATTTAGCGTTGACGATTACATTACTATTAATGGTGAAAACATGCAGATCCGTTCCATCAGTGGAAATGAACTCACCGTTTTTAGAGGAGTTGATGGAACTACCATTATTGATCATGCTGCTGGATCTGTTATAGATATCATCAGTGGATCTAGAGATGCTTCCTTACCACTTTCGGGAGATGATGATCTCATCGTATCTGGTGATGACTTTGGATTCAATGAACTTACTTCATTCTATCAAGATTTCCAAGAGTACTCACCATCACAAGGAACTGATGTTTAATTCTGAGGAACAACAATGGCGTTTGATGATATCGGGAAAGCACTTGACATTCTTAAAGATGACGGAGGTAGTGAGATTGCCCCTGTTAGCAGCGATGTACAAGTCCCAAGACAAAGAGAAGAAAAACCAGACCTAAAAAGAGACTACGAATACACAAGAGGTCAGTTGTATTCGTTGATCGAAAAGGGTCAAGAAGCCATTGATGGAATCATGGAGATCTCACAAGAACAAGGCTCTGCGAGAGCTTATGAAGTTACTGGGCAACTAATTAAGAGTGTGGCTGATGCCACTGATAAATTATTAGACCTACAGAAAAAAATGAGAGACATTGAGGATCCAAAAGAAAAAGGACCTAGTAATGTTACCAACGCACTTTTTGTAGGGTCAACTGCTGAACTTCAAAAGCTACTCAAAAAAGGAAAGTTAGATGACTGAAGAAAAGAAAAAAGAACAGGATCATGAAGACCGTAGTGAAGTTCTTGGTAATCTTGTAAAAGTTGTTGTCCTTATTTGGTCAGCTTCTCTTTTGACTTTTTCATATGTTCGTCTCCCCAATGGTCAAAAAATCTTAGACTTTGACCCAACGTTTATTGCTTCCGTATTCTCTGGATCTTTAGCTGCATTTGGACTGTCTCCTGCAAAGGCTGGTGGTGCTGCAAAACAAGAACAGAAGAAAAAAGAAGAACCCCCTGTAGTTTCTGTTATTAAAAAAGCCGATGCAAAAACTGATTAACGTTATCGCCCTTCTGTCGGGATTAACATCCGCCGCTCTTATTGGTGGCAGTGCTTATGTGCTCCTAAACAAAGATGTCCTGATTGATTCTGCCAAAGAACAGGCTATCGAACAGGTAACCAAATCTGTAACTGAAGCCCTTCCTGGAATGATCAAGGATCAAATGCCAGAACTTCCAACATCAACAGGTGGTGCAATTCCTTTCTAATGCCTGAAATCCCTGATATTGGGGTTCGTGATATCAACATCCGTGAAATCAAACCGAACCCCATTTTTGATCTAGGTACACCTAGAATTCTTGTTCCTAGTCCACCAGTAACCACATATCTAAGGAAACCCATTGTGGCGTATCCTGGATGTGTGGAACATGCTGATGCGATTGAGGATGATCAAAAGATGATCCAATGTGATGGTCAAATTCCAAGTTATGAACCTTTGAATTTTGAACCAGAACAAATGACCATCACCCGTCCAGCAGATCGGCCAAAAACGCCAGAAAAAAAATCAAAATCGGTATCCCCACCACAACCGCCGGCGCTCCCACCATCCACAGTATCTGTGTCCAAAGAGGAGGCTCCCCCGACTGTAGAACCTGAGATACCCTGGACACAAAAGTATCTCCCAGAACCTGCTGCGGTAACAACAACTGCATCAATTGCACTGATTGCAACAACATCTGCACTCCTTGCAAAACCTTTAGCTGATTTATTATTGAAGTTAGTTAAACCTACCGTGAAGAAGGTTGTGAAGAAGGTGTCGAAGATGCGGGGGAAGAAGGAAGTCGTACTGTCCCTCCGAGAGCGGAGGCAGGAGCAGAGCGAAGTGAATCACGCGAAGGCGATGATGAGGAAACTGTTGAAGGGGAAATAGTGTGTCTATGTGGTGGAATTACATCCACATTCTGCACTACAACATCAGCACAAACAGCATAATACGGACTTTTGGGATGGAAACTTATACCAGATTTTTTCATTTCGCCACATTTTGAAAGTCTGGTAAGTTCAAACTCAAGTCTGCGATTGGCCAGAATTTGTTCCCTCAATGCGTTGTGATTTTCAGCCGCCTTCTTACACAACTCTTGTTGTTTCTGGTCTAGTGGTTTACTCCATGTGGCACTGACACCAATGGAGAGGTTGTAGTTGTCTTTTTGTCCTGTTCTGGTGGGTACATGGTAAAGAATGTTGCCAGGATTATCCAGAGACCCATCTTCATTAAGATCACGCATATCATAAACAGGATCCATGTAATACGGTTCATACGGTTTTTGCAAAGAACCACTACCCGTCACAAAGGGGGTCACGTTCAGGGTAGGGCCTTGGCAACTGATCCCGTCCCCGTACTGGTTTGTTATGTACGGACCCTGAAGAACTTGAATGGCTTGATTTGTGACTGAGCCTGTAGAGTTCGCAATCGGTGATGCTGTCGCTGATACTCCCCCTACCGTCTCTGCAAGAACAGATGCAGGGGTCACGGAGACACCGAGAGCAAGGCTCAAAGTTACTGTGTGAAGACACTTGTGGTATCTGTGACGGAACGAATTTCTGTTGTCCGTTGAATTATTGTTTGGTTCGTCATCCCAGGCCCTTGATAACTTTCCGTGAACTGAAAGGCCTGACCAGGAACTGCAATTGTGAAGTTCCCTCTGCTGTCTAGATCTAGGGAATTTGTTGAGGATGTAACCGATCCACTGACGCCTCCTAGTGGATTGACGGTTACTGAATTTGTGTTGGCTGATGGGCTCAGTGTTGATCCACTGTGATTTACGTTCGTGCCCGTTACTGTGTATTGCCATCCTGTAGAATAATCTATTGAGTTGATCGTTTCAGTCACCGAAGAGGTTGTCTCCGTGTGGCTAGTCATTGAACCCTGAGTGAAGTTGGGTGTCACTGGCACTGCGTATGCGGGAGAACCCAACAGTGCCAGAATTACAAGTGCCCGTTTCATACCTTATTTAACAGTGATTTCACTGATGAACTGGCCAGTAGCCGATGTACCTGCTCCACCAGCAGTCAACGACATCGTGCCAGCAGAATTGACAGTACCAGCGAGAGACCCAGCCACGCCGCCGGCAGTCGTGGTGACAGTTCCATATGAAGGAAGGGACCCAACGACACCACTTGACACGGTTGTACCTGAAGGCACGTCGTCTCCTTCAATGAATGATTCACTGAAGGTATAGGCACTACCGTCTGTTGTGAGACCATATGCAGTCGGTGTGTATCCAACCGCAGTTCCCGATGTGAGGGATCCAAGCCCTCCTACAGTTGATGGAGTGATGTTGCTTCCAGAAACCGAATATGTGCTGCCAATACGGGTTGCTTGAGAGGCAGCAGCATCAACAGTCAGTTGAACACTGGTTGACAACTTGTGAGAAATATCGGCATGTGCGGGTGCCGCCATCAATAACATTCCAAGGGCAATCAATGCTCTTTTCATCTAAGAAGACCACATTACACTGCAAGTATTTAGGATGGAGAACTTCTAAATAATAAGAAGGGTCCGTGCCGATACGATGGGTGTTCTCAAAGAAAAAGTAGAACGTTACAATGAAATTGGACAAACAGTTGTTGTCCATCTCATGTGGAGGGGTAAACCATATATCCTCCAGATGTTCTTCCCTGGGGCCAAATTTCCAACCAGACAGGAAATTACAAGACAGGTTGAGGGTATCTATCCTAATGCAGTAGTTCAAACTGCATATCCTGCAACAACAGACCCAACCAAACCAACAATCCGTGTTGCAAAGGAAGGTTGGACTGCAAAATATAAAAAATCAATTGATTGTGATAATCCAAAAGGATTCTCTCAACGTGCTCACTGTCAAGGTCGTAAGAAAATGGCTGAAGAGAAAGACCATGAAGTTTCCATGGCCAACTCCCAACTGGATAAAACAATTGAGAATGCCAGAAAGTTAAAGAAGAAGATCGGAACTAAGGAAAAGAATCTTCCTGCATGGGTTCAGGCTAAGATTACTGACACCGATCATAATATGGATGCGGCATCTTCTTACACTGAAGGAACTGTATCTGAAGAAGGTCTCCGCGATTGGTTTGGTAAGTCCAAATCAAAGGACGGCAAGAAGGGTTGGGTCAATGTTGTAACAGGTGACTCATGTGCAAGTGATAA